ATGAACTCATTAACACCGGTTGACGTCTATAAGATTGTCAACGACATGAACTCACAGATGTTTGGAACGAAAGAAATTGAAGTCATTGATGCAACTACCTTCGTTTCCGTAGGCGAAAAGATGCTCCGTTCCGGTACGGAAAACATAATGAACGCTATGGCGGTCACTTTTATGACAAATTACTTTCCAAACACTCCCTATATCGGGAAAGTAAGAATTATCGACGAGACATCCGAACGATGGGGTGCTATCACGCTTGAGACAGTACCTTTACATCAGGACGAGGAAGCGTCTGAAGATACCAACACAGATCTGAATGCTACCCAGTTTGATGATGGCAATTCAGTTGATATGTACAAAATCAAGAAGCCAAAAGTAGTGCAGCTTAAGTTTTATGGAACAAAAAAAGAACAGAACCATATTACACGCCTGGATGACCAGTTATCCCAGTCATTAAGATCAGCAGAAGAGTTTGGTCAGTTTTACGTATCCGTCATGACTGAATTCCGCAACGATATCGAGCAGGCAATGGAGGCAGGTAGACGTCTTGCAATTTGCAACTACATTGCAGGCGTATCAGCGATGGGCTTATATGAAGTAGATCTGACACATGAATACAACACAGAGCATGGAACATCTTATACAGGGTTACAGCTTAGAAAAACCTATGCAAAAGACTTTGTACCGTGGTTCGTTGCATACGTTCAGAATCTTTCTGATTGCATGACAGAGCGATCTACTCTGTACCATGCAAACTTTACAGGCCAGGATATCTTACGGTTCACTCCAAAAGAATATCAGAAGTTTATCATGCTCAATAGCTTCTGGAAGCAGGCGCAGACAAGCGTACTGTCTGCGGCATTTAATGATAAGTATCTGAAGATTGCTGATGTTGAGTTTGTCAACTACTGGCAGAGTATCAAAGAACCGGAACAGATTAAGATTAAACCAAACATTTTAGACCTTGCAACCGGAGCATCCAAAGATGCTACTACCAATGTAGAGCTCCCGTATGTATTAGGATGTATCTTCGATCGTCGTGCAGTCGGAGTAAACTATCAGTTTACCAAGACGATCACAACTCCAGTTAATGCCGCTGGCGATTACTACAACACATACGTTCATTATCGTAAGAACTATTGGAATAACTATACGCATAACGGCATTGTATTTGTGATGGGAGAGGATGCTTGATATGGTTTTTCCGGATAAGGGGTATATCACGTTTGTTATTGATGTAAAAAACCCCGTAAAATTAACGTTTCCAAATAAAAAACCAAAAAAGATATGGTTAGATGCCGGGAGTACTTCAGCGTTTAGATTTAAAATTAATGATGATGATACGGGAATGTTAATTCATATGAATAGTGTAAATCAGAAAAGTTTTGAATTTCCGTCAACAATTAATTCTATTTCTATTTCAACTTCAGCTGAATCAGCATTTTTTCTTTCTATATTGATTGAAAAATGGGGCAACTAGAAGGGAGTTTGCCAATGGAACAAACAATTTTAACAGCAATCAGTTCGCTTGGATTTCCGATCGTATGCTGCCTGATCGTCCTGTACATGTACTGGAAAAGCGATCAGACACATAAGGAAGAAGTTGATAAACTCAGCAATGCAGTCCAGAATAACACCATCGTGATGGAAAAGATTCTTGAACACTTGGAGGTTAAAAAAGATGAACTTAACTAATATGATTAACACAGCGATCGCAATTGCTAATGATAACAGTCATGGCTACTCACAGACACGTCGGGGTGGCAATCCCGACTTCGACTGTTCCTCACTTACCGCTTACTGCCTTCGGGCAGGCGGCTGTGATGTAAACGCAGGAAGCACAACCAGGAATCTGTACAGCCAGCTTACAAATAGAGGATGGCAGAAAGTATCCGGTAGATGCAAAGCTGGAGACATCTATCTGACTCCAGGTAAGCACGTTGTCATTGCGGTTACAGACTATAAAGTTGTTACTGCATCCGGAGACTTCGATCATAAAAAAGGAGATTCATCAGGCCGTGAAATACGTGTCCGTGACTTTTATACACCCTCCTATGGTTGGACATATCATTTAAGATATGCAGGAGTAGGATCTAGTTCTTCTGAGTTTACCATCGGAAAAGTATACACCGTACAGGTTGATGGATTAAGGGTACGATCCTATGCGCCGAACGGCGAAGTCTTGAAGAAATACTCCAAAGGCACACGGGTTACCTGTAAAGCACTCAAGAACGTCAATGGAACTACCTGGATGCGTACACCGTCCGGCTGGATATGTACGTATGCATGTGGTAAGCCATATGTTCTTTAAAGGAGAAACTTATGGAAGTTAATCTTTATTCACTATCAAAAAGAGTGAATAGTTCAAAACAGCCACCGGGCAACCCGGTGGCTTCCCTTGATTGTAAATTAAAAGAAAGCACATCCATTATGAATCCGTCTATCATTATCACGGGTTTGGACAGTTGGACAACTGTGAATTATGCTTACATTCCTGATTTTCATCGTTACTACTTCATTCAGAATGTGACGGCAATCAACAACACTACTTGTCAGATTGATCTTGACGTTGACGTTCTGGCAAGCTTTAAGAGTAATATTACAGCACAGAAGTTCACAGTAGAGCGATGCGCACAAGCTCCGGAGAAATGGACGCTTACAGATCCATTGATATATCCAACTTATGAATGGAGTACAGCGGTATCATCAGCGCAGAATAGTGATTGGTGGAGTGATACGGGGTCATTTTTAGTCCGTGTGACCAATGCGGATGGTCTTGTCAATTATATGATGGATTATGCATCGTTGCAGGAACTGCTTAACTATACATGTAACGCGGATAACTTTACAGATGTGTTGCAAGATGAAGCAGTAAAATCCGTATTTAATCCATTTAAGTATATTACATCCGTCATCTGGATACCACTCTCCTATGCAAAATATTCCGGTACAGCTGTAACAACAATTAAAATGGGATTCTGGGCAGCTTCCGAAATTAATGCAAAGAAAGTAGCACCCAACGATACGATCGACATGTATTTTAAAATCGCAGTGAAAAATCCAATTTATAACAAGAATGTTTTCGGATACTACGATTCCAATTTTTCAGAATATTGGCTAGCGCTTCCTGGAATTGGAACGATCCCATTTAGCATGCAGACATTAACGAGTGATACGATAGATATCCAGTATACCGTTGATATGACGACTGGTACAGCGCTATGTCAGATTAAAAATGGCGCAGAGATCATACAGTCGTTGTCCTGTCAGTTCGGCGTACCCTACCAGATCGGGCAGATGGGTGGAGTTACTACCGGGATAATGAATACAGTTGGATCTGTTTTAAAAGGAAGTGGAGGAGGATTATTCTCCGGATTCCAACCGGATGTCAACACGCTTGGAAGTACGGGATCAGTAGCTTTGCTTCGGCAATATTCTATCCCCCGTCTTTACTGCCATGCAAGATCTCCGCAGGGTGTTAACTATGCATCTTCTGGCTATTATACGCACACACCTATGAAACTTAGCATGATCACTGGATATGTACAGTGTTCAGACGCAAGTGTGTATGTCTTAAATGCTTACCAGCCGGAGATAGAGCGTATCAATGGGTACTTAAATTCTGGGTGTTATATTGAATAGAAAGGAAGTGAGAAAGTGTTACCATTAAATTATGAAAGCATCAACGTCAGAATGAACCGGATAAGTCCGTCAATCGTCGTGAAAAACTCTCAGTTGACAGGATTTTTTGAAGAAATGCTTTATGAGCGTCTTTATTCAGTCATTGACATTACATGCAAGGAAAGCATTGATGTTCCATTCATCAAATTTTGTCTTATTGCAGGTGGCTATTTCGGGGTTTTTAGAAATGATAAGTTTGGTACGATTGCACAGTATCCAACACTTACTGGGATTGATATTTATTACCGCCCTGCTTATGCAACCTATACCAATCCACTTATCCTAAACACGTCAGAGTACCGGATCGGAAAAGACTGCGCATTGATCCATATGCGTCCGGATTATTGCGGTTGCTTTGACATTATCAGTTATTACGCTTACAAGTTGGCAATGACAGCAGAAGCAATGGACATGAGCCTGTTTAATTCAAAAGTAGCTTTCATCCTTGCATCCAGGACAAAAGGCGGGGCAGAAACTCTGAAAGTCGTATTTGACAAGATCAGCAGGGGAGAGCCTGCGGTAGCAGTCAATCCGGAAAGCTGGAAACGTTCTGAAACAGATCCGGAAGAACCCTGGACACAGTTTAATCAGAACGTATCAAAGAACTTTATTGCTGATAGACTGCTACTGGCCTTTGAGCGTATCCTGGATGAATTTGACACTGAAGTTGGCATCCCGTCAGCCAATACGGAAAAGAAGGAAAGAATGAACGTTGCAGAAGTAAACGTCAATAACATCGAATCCGTAACCAGGTTGACAACATGGATTGAAACCATGCAGAAAGATGCTAAAGTAGCTAACGAACTTTTCCCAGACCTTAATCTTAGGGTTAAGATGCGGAAGTTTGAACAAGAAGAGAGGTTGATCCCATATGATGAGTAGATTGACACTGATCGGACTGGTAAAGTATGATGATAGTTTATTCGATAAATTAAGACTTCCGGATAGCGTTGATAAAACTGTATTTACAAATACGCTCTTGCTTGATTATGGAACGTTAGGAGTAGTCTATCCAGACTTTTATTTTATGCGTGACACAGCAATCCCGGCTTGGTGTGATAAGTGGCAGGAGTCATTACGACAGACATGGAATGCACTTAATGCTGATTATAACCCCATCGAGAACTATGACCGGCATGAGCACTGGACAGATTCTCCGGACATTACACGGAGCGAATCAGGAAATAATGAAACAACCATGACAGGCAATGAAAACTCCAATGCATATGGCGATGTATCAGCCTACAACGCAAGTGATTACCAGGCACAGGACAGGACACGGTCTGACAGTTCCAACGCATCAAACGGAAAGAACAACTATAGTAGCAGTAACCGGAAAACCGGAACTACGACTCACGATGGCAGAATCCATGGTAACATCGGAGTAACTTCAAATCAGCAAATGATTGAACGGGAATTAAAATTACGGAAACAATCCTTTTATGGGTATGCGGCTAGTTTATTTATGCAAGATTTATTGAGAGGAGAGTGGTAGACATGTTTAATTTCAGAACTTATCCATCCAGTCAGATGTCAGATCTGAACCTTGATTGGATCATCGAAAATGTGAAAAAAGCAGTTGAAGCAGTTGATATCGTAACAAAAGAATGGGCTGACATCAAAGGAACAGCACAGAAGATTGTAGAAGATGAAGTGAAAAAAGAGCTGGCATCCGGAGAGATTGGACGGGTCGTTGATGAAGCAGTAAAATCAGGATTAAGTACTGCCAGAAGCTATACAGACCGATCAAGACGTACTTTTGAGTTTAATGGGAAAACGATCTGTATCGGCGATAGCTATGGAGAAGGATACAATCCGGATGGCAATGTGACTGGATGGCCGACCCTGGTTAAATCTTATCTTGGCTTAACGGATGATAACTTTTTCTCAAATTCACTTGGTGGTGCCGGATTTGTAAATGGTACGACCTTTGCAACACTGTTGAATCAGACCAGTAATCATTTTAAAAATGATGAAGTAACAAATATTATCGTCTGCGGTGGTTTTAATGACATAAATAAAAACGAAACAGACCTGATCAATGCCATTTTCAATTTTAAAAAGACTGCTAATGCATTATATCCAAATGCACAGATCTTTTTGGGGTTTATTGGTAACTCAACGAAAATGGATTCAAGAGCTGGTCTGATATCTCCTCGTGCATCTTACTGTTCCGGTTGTGAATACAATGGTATCACGTATTTGAGTGGTGTAGAAAATGCATTGCATTCCACTGCTATGTTTGGTAGTGATGGAGTTCATCCGAACACATGGGGAGAAGAGTCCATTGCAAAAGCGATCAGTAATGCAATCTTAAATGGATACGCGTCAGTCATCCATGCAGGAGTTAAAATTACAAATGTTAGTTTTAAAAATGGATTCACAGGTTCTACAATCATTGAAACTTCTCAGTATAATGACACCTGCGCTTTTTATGGATCGTTCTCAATGAACCGGACTTCCGATTTTACAATGAAGGGGGATGGCTCTTTTTATGAACTTTTTTCTTTCAAAACGTCCTTTGTACTGGGAGGATTCCAGTTTGACTTACCAACTACAGCGATTCTAACGTCATCTGATGGGTCATATAAAACAGTTCCGTGTACCTTAAGAGTCTACAATGGTAGTTTATGGATGGCAATCCGCTCGGCAAACGGTACAGGATATGACAATTTCCATGTAAACGGTATCGTTACGGAACCATTCACAATTAAAAGTGATACTGTTTTTGGTTAATACCAGAATACAAATATTAAGGCTAGGAATTTTCCTAGCCTTTTATTTTGAGATATTCAAACAATTTTAACTTTAATTCATAATTTTCAAACGTGACACGTTCTGCCATAACCTTATCTTGTAACCAGATGTAATTCTGCAAAAACCGATGTCTGCCAGACAGATTATCCGGAAAAGATTTTCCTGTTCCTCTTCTGTGCAGTGTGACATAATACAGATCATGCGCCTTATGCTCGTATATGTTAATACTACCAATCGTTACAAGTAACCGATATTCATTGATCGGCTCTGTTCCAATACAGCTAAAATCGTCATATGCAAATGTGTTATGCAATGCCATTCCCCGGAACTGCTGATCCTGCACTGCTTTAAACAGAGCAGTCTGTGCTAACTGTTCAGAAATCTTTGACTCCGCTACATTCACTACGCAGATCTTTTGTTCTGGGAGAAAACAGAATTCCTGCCCCCGGTTCTGCATTCTGGTTATCGTGTTTACCAATCCAAAAGCTTCCAGGATAGGGCTCTCGATACTGTTACTATTAGATAACAACCATGCCTTTACAGCAGGTCTGCCTTTTAATTCGCGGACAGAATTAATTGTCATGTATGCATTTTCAAAAGCTTCTTTTTCTCCGTTCATTCGTTTCTTAATTTTTTCAGGAATGAACTCGTCATACATGATACACTGATAGGAGTCTCCATTAAAACCTCGATTGGATACAAGACCAGACAAGCTAAATGCAGATCCAATGATCTTATCGTCATTCAGTCCATCAACGATATTCAAACGACTGTCCGGCCGTATGCCTTTAATCTTGTCAAACTTATATGCTGTTCCATGATCTGGATTATAGCCCTTATCGAATGGATTATCAGATAGGCATCCTAGTAATTCGGGTCCTGTCCGTCGCATAAAAATAAAGGGGATGTCATTTTTCACATACGTATCCATTATATGTTTAAAACAGGAATATGTTTTTCCGACCTGCCTGCTTCCGATGATGATATAGAAATTGGCAGGTAAACTGTTTAACCTGCCAATATCCAGCCATCCATCACTTTGGTAGATGTTCATTTATTTCTCCTTTACTGATTCCGGGATGATAACCGGGTTGATGTAATATTTTCCATCAGACTCAGATATACGCAAGTAAAATTCGATATCATAATCTCCTTTTTCCATGTACTGGCTGTCATCTTCCGGGAAAATGCTAGCTTTTCCCGACCAGAATGTACCTTCACATGTTACGATCTGGAATTCTCCTTTGTTCCTGCCTCTTCCGTACTCTTTTGACTCCACCTTTGTTACTTTTACTGCGTCCTTTAATCTCATTTCTTAGTCCTCTCTTTCCATTCTAATAAGTTTTACTGTTTTGCATGCATCCAGTGTCTGTGCCAATTGTAAGACAAACTGTAACTCTTCCCTTGCTTCGAAGATCTGACGTTTTGGTGGTTCTCCTTCTTCCCAACTCACATCAAAAATAAGTCTCCACTTTTGCATTATTATCTGTCCTTTCTTAAAAATTTAACAATGCCGATGATTAATAATGCAAAACATAAAACACCTAATAACCAGATCGGTATTGCTAAGCAGTTTGTAGATGCTAATAACATTCTAACATTCCTCCTTTCTTAATTTCAATGATCTTATTTAACCACTATATTGATGTTTTTTATCTTCCTTTTCTAAAATCGTCCGTCCCCGCGTACAGAAACCAGATCTTTTTCCAGACTTCTCCACCCCCTCCTGGTGTTGGGGGTTCTGGCGGTGGTGTTACTCCGGATAAGAATTGATACCAGTTATTTGCATACGTTCTACGTTTCGCTACATAGTTTGTGTTTGGATCAAAACTCGGTCGCTCATAGCAGGCCATAAACGCAGTGGTCAACCAGTTGACACCCTTATTCTTTTCATTTGTCTTAAACTGCTCCGGAGTAAGCCCAACCATATCATCAGATGCACCGGATCGCTTATAATTGTTAATAAAAGCCTGCGTTGAATACCATTGACCGCCCAGCTTAAATAATTCTCCGTCCAGACAATGGCATTGCACCGTACCGTCTGTATATGGCGATAACCCCAGTTTTGAACATGCATCTGTCAAGTCAGACTTCGGAGTCCATTGCAGGAGTCCGTATCCGCCTCCACCTCGCTCTCCAAAAATGGGGGATAACGTGCTTTCCTGCTGCATGTTCCCCAGGATTGCACAGATACTGCTAAAATTGTAGCCCAGGAAATTAAAAATCCCATAGATGATCTGTGCGTTATTTTCCATTTCTGATTGCGTCAAATAAGTATTTTTTGACACCCATTGCATATTTATCACTCCTTTCCTATTAATCGCTGTATTGGCTGATTTCGAACTCACACGGCATTCCTGTTTCCTTATCATATGGGATCGTGTGATCCAGTTCATATTCAGTCTCATGCAAGATGATTCCAGAACTATACTCTATGTCAGATCCCATGAGATGCAAGATTTTGATCCCCTCATTATTAATGTATTCCGGACGCATTTTCCATTTTGTAAATCCCTCATTCCGGAAGATCTTTCCTTTTCGAAATTCTCTGAGCGTTCCATGTAGACACTGTAGCCCCTCTTTTTTTGGAACACCTGCTACTGTCAGATGCAATTCTCCATCAATATCCCGGTAGGCGTATCGTTTGGAGCCCATGGTTTTAAATTCGATAAATTCTCCGTCGTCATCAGCAATACCCAAGATATATGTTTTTCCTTTATAATCGACTCTTCCCAGACCTCTTTCTTCTGATTTCTTCCTGATGTTCTCATTGTACTCTCTAAGCTTCTGTTCATTCCATTTATAGCCTTTTACGGAGTCTGTATCGGAGTAAATCCAGATTTCACAGCACCTGCCTAGTTCAAATAGATTACGCTGTGCATACGCAGTAACCCAGACGCCCCACTGATAAGGCAGAAAGCTTTTCCATGACTTATAGAACTTTTCAATCCACTCTTCATCTGTCTTACTTGTATTCTTCGACCATTCTCCTGTTGTATAATCTTCTTCCAGTACTTCCCGGATAATCTTCTGTACACACATTCCATAGATACCATTTAATTCATTTTTCGATATCATGTACAGAACGTCATCTATTCCTTTTAATGTACATTTATGGGTGTACAGCTCCATGATAAGATCTGTGATCCATGTTGGCAGATATTCTTTTCTTGCGTACATGACTTTTGACACGTCTGCATAATCATAATCATAGCATCTTAAGATGTCATCCAGATCTGGATCTGTAAATGGATAGATCACAAGGTCTGCATCGAGTATTCTGCCATTGTCACAAACTGCTTCGACTGCTGATACAGCTTTGTGATAAGACAATGGTGGCATTGGTTCGTCTTTTTTCAAATGTAAATTAACCAGCCGGATGTAACCGGAAAAAGCGTACTCGTCTTTCAGTTCCAGAATATCATCCAAAGTAAAATCGGCGTACTCAAATGCAGTCATTGGATATTTTTCGTAGCAAAGGACTGCGGGGTATGAACTGGTAAAATCTTTTGATTTTCCTGTCCATCCAAATGTCGTTGATGTAATCTCTCGCCCAACGTAGTACCTGTTTGCATGTACATATCCGCCATGATAGCACTGCTCCAGCTGTCTGTATTGCTCTACCGTCAGACGTTGGTTTTGGAAATACTGATACCACTTGTGGCCGGATTTTCTCCATCTTGACGCATAGCGACGTGCTTTGTTTCGGATAAACCCGGTATTTGTCAATGGACAGTTTGCTACAGTGTATCCCCTATCTGTCATGTACTTGCGCAACGCGATGCACTGCGCAATCGTATCAGTGGCAGCATACACGCATTCCTTATAAGTCCTTGGACTGTCCGGAGTTCTGACTTTCTTATAATCCCAGTAGCCAACTGCTTTTTCTACGCCTGTACTTACATCTTCACAGAGCTTTTCCAGAGAGCGATTAACCAGTATATAGCTATCCCGGAACTCAATGCCATTGTTCCATTGCATAGTGATATAACGATGTGATTTTACAGCTAATACGTTTTTTGGCTCACTCCATTTCTCGAACATGTGTGCTTTCATGAACGCATAATCATACGGAAAATTATGAATGTAGAACCTGACAGTATGGGTTTCGTCTGAATGCAGATAATATGCAATCTTATCAATCGTATTGATTAAGTCACGGACATGATGCCCATAGATACATATGATATCCTCAATACAGATTGTCCAGTCCGTAATATACGGAATACCATCATATACAGAAGTTTCGGTATCAACTGTGATTACTCGCTCATAGACGTATCTTGGTCGTCCTGCATTACTACTTCGCTTAAAATCATAGTCTAGCAGGTGCATGTAATTAAATTTATAAAAATCCATAACTTGATAACCTGCTATTTCCATGCGTAACCTACTTTCTGTTTGATTTTGCCTGCTTTAATGCATCCGGCAGAGATTTAAACCCTAGTTGTTTGGCAATATCTGACGATGTGTATCGGTCTGTTTTCGCTATAAAATCTTCTACATCTTTTTGGATTTCCGATACTGTTTTCTGTGATTTTGCTATGATGTCCAATGCTGTTCCTGACCCGTATAATTCCTCTAATTTTTTCCATGTTGAGGACGTAATAAAGTCTTCATATTGTTGGACATTTTTAAATTTGACATTGTATCTATCTTCAAACGTTCCCATTGCCTTTTTACGTATTTTCTTAATTCCTGGTAAAGTTGAAGTCGGTAAATTAAGAAGATTCTGTAAAAGACTTATTTCATGCTTCACAGATAACCCCTTTGTTTTCCCTAGTGATTCTTTGAAACCTTTATTTCCGGGATAATATCGTGCTACGTCTTGTTTATATATTTTAATAGCACCATAGTCAATGCCGGCCGCTTCAAGTCGTCTCATACGCTGATTGAGCCGTTTGGCCAGTTTTTTCCGGATAGCGTAGAGTTCCTTATCTGATTTGTTACTCAGATAGGGGTTGAATTTTTGTAAGTCATCATTTTTCATATCTGTCATGCCTCATTTTCATACGTTCTTTCTCGTCCTGTTCGCCTAGTTTATATCCAAACCCTGCACCTAAGCCAAATCCAACTAACAAACATGGCACTAATGTTACTAACATAAAAATCATTTTACATTCTCCTTTAATTTATATACTACAGTCCATTTATCAGAATCCAGATACGAATCAGTATCCAAATACATCCGCCTGCATCGACGGATTGTTTCATCGCTAAATTTGAGGTAGATGTATTTTGAGCCGGAGATTATTAACTCTCCGGCTTTAAAACG